GTTGCTGCCTCTACTCCACTACTGCTTAATATTGTCAAACCTCTAGTAAAAAATTTATTTAAAAAGCTGACAAAGAAGAAAGATAAGGTAGAATAATTATCCGTAGATAAGTGTAATACCCGTGACTTATCTACTGACCTATTTTCAATTCGTGAGTATGCGGAACTACCTGATTAGGCTTTTTACCGATACGGACTCCTTCACATAATTTTGCAAATTCACTTTTAGGATCGAAATAAATTCCAGCTAACATTAACTCCCCACAATTTTTTAATCGAGCTATTTCATAGTTGAGCATCTTTGCATTTAACTCTTGTTTTTGTAGTTTTATCTGGGTGTTTGCAGCGTCTAAACAAGAATCTTGAAATCTATTGTCTAATGGAATATTAAATGTAAATGCAAACCCAAAATTAAGTCCAAGAGAATCTTTGTTACCACTATAGTTTTCTTGATAGTAAAGAATATTACCTGGATTATCTGGCACTCCATCATTATCTGCGTCTGTTGTGTCGTAAACAGGAGTTTGGTAAGTGTAATCTTGAGGTCGTCTTTGATTAAAAGTTGTGGTAACAAATGGGCTAAATCCCATTTGCGGACCAGAACAAACTATTCCATTTCCATATTGATTTTCTACCATTGGACCACCTAATACTTGAGTAGCAAAATTAGATACTGAAGATGACGATTGAGCTACAGGAGCAGCCGTATTGCTGGTATTGGCAAATACTGGATTACCTACAAGAGTTATTGCGAGAAGATAGTTGTGGTATCTGTGACGCTTGTGCTTTCTATGGTTCGGGTTATATCGGTTACGGATTCTAAACCAGGTGCTTGATAAACTTCTGTAAATTGAAAGGCATCTCCCTGATTTGTTTGAGTCCAATTTGGTCGTTGATCTAAATTTAATCCCTGCCATGTATGCGTAGTTCCGTTTATAGTTTCACTAACTGAAGTAGCTGCTGGAGATATAGAAGATCCATCATGCTGTATTCCTGATCCTGTAACCGAGTACAAAAACCCAGAATTATACTCTGTTGTTCGTATAGATTCTGTAATAATTGTGGAAGTTTCTGTTCGGCTGGTGGAACTACCTTGCGTAAAATTAGGTATAACTGGCACAGCGTAACAAGGAGCAGATATAACAAAACCAAGAAGAAGTAGCCTCCTCATTCGATAGTAAGATCAACGACAAACTGACCTGTTATAGTTCCAGGTGTCATTGTAATATTGTGATTATCTAGTGCTACTGCTGCTGTACCTACAGATCCAGCACTTGTAGATGTTAAGTCTGAAAAGTTTGGAACTGTACCAACTGTAACTGCACTACCAGGTGTTGCATCTCCTTCTAAGTAGCTTGTAGAAAAACTGAAGGCTTCTCCCGAAGTAGCTTGTGTAGCAGAAGGGAATGAGATACTCGGCACTCCGTTAGTTGCATCACCAAAACCGCCTAACGTAGCTGCTGAATTTGAGTCCACAGTTGTTACATTATTACCTGAGATACTGTATGACGATCCAATCTTATCAGCCGTACTAGCTGCTGAAAGTGATTCAAACTTTACACTAGATGATATGGAATGATTCATGTCCGCATAAGCTGGTGCAGATACAAGAAAGATAAATGGTAATAGTTTTTTCATTTGATACCTACGTTGTTTTTACTATTATCTACTATTTTAGGGCCATTGCTGTTACTTATGCCACTTTTCTTCTGTCCTACACTAATTCCATAGCTTCCGAGCACCCCGCTGACGAGTCCAGCCGTAAACGCTCCATCAATCCTTACCTTACCCATGTACCCCAAAGTCATCATTGATAAACTCCAGGTCAAAATCATAAATCGGATAGCGTGACCAAAGAGTTCACCCCATTCGATGCCTTCTTTTTCCTCCTTCTCTTCA